GTTGATAGAACGAGCAGGTTTAATGTAGATATCACCAACAAATTGGTTACTATCAATTACTTGAGGTGTGTTGTTTGTTGTATCGCAAACCACTTTGAAGTCTGTAATACCACGGCGACCTTGAACATCACGCAAGAATGGTTCAACAAGGTTTACAAATTGTGATCTTGTAAATTCATCATTAAATTCAAATAAAGATGAACGAGCTGCTCTTGCAATTGTTTTTTCAAGAACAATAAACAATCTACGAACATTAATACGATCAAATGCACTTGGCTTCTTCAATGCTGTCTTCTGTCCGTATATTACAAAGCCCTCTACAGGGAAAAATGTAACAGGATTAAGACTTACCTTATATAGTTGATCGCGTTGTTTTTGTTTAGGATAGACTCCTAGGTCGTTAACACCGATTAATACACCGCGTGTAAAGCCTGCTGGTGCAAACCATGGCTGGAAATTGGCATCTGTATTACCCATGGCTGCGGCGGCAAAGCCACTAAACGGTACCCATACTTGACGGTTAGTAGCATTATCAAGTACCTGTGCAATATTTGCATAAATTGCAGCATAACTCGAATCAACCAGACCGAACTGATGTCTTAACGGCCAGTAAATATGTTGACTAAAATTAGTTGCTACATATCCAGGTGCCGTAGGATTTGGCGATTCACCTGCGTTAGGACCATATAGCTTTTTGCTGTTTATAACTTTAGCATTATCACCCTGTACAAAAATATTTCTTATAGGATCCAGAATAACCATGAAGTCCTTGCTCTGGTTTTGCGCTTGATTTACAAATACGCTAGCTACTGCATTATAATTCGCTCTTAAGCGCAAGCCTTCATCGGAAAGCTCCTCACTATTTGTTGTATACCATGCACTCAGAGCATTTAATGGTTCTGAATCTACAAACGGACCAGTACCAGATAGCGGAAGACCAGCGGCTAACGTTTGTTCAACAGCGTTAACATAGATGGTTCCGAGGCCTGCTTCACACGCAATACTAATCGGGTATAGATCAGGATTTTCAACCAGCTCAAATACTCTTTCGAGCTTATCTGGTAGATTGCCTATATCTTTCTGAGTAGCAACTGTACTGTTGTAAACTCCTAGAGGGAATAATGCGTTGGTCGTACCGAGCTGGGTTAATAAGGTATTAACTATTGCTGAAGGTGCACCGACTCTTGTAGAATATGTCGATCCAGTATCAACAAACCCTTGTACATTGAATGGAGTTGCTAATCTATCCGAAAGGAATCTAACTTTCTTTGATGGAACACCGGCATTGTTGAGCCAAGTATTGCCAAATCTGCTATTCAAGAAAGGATTTACAATCGTATTTACATTAGGCGAGGCTGCCTGTTGAGCACCTAAGTAGAAGCTGATTGCCGGGCCACCGTTCTGATCTGCTATCTGACGATGATAGTCGAGCGAACCAGCATAAGTTTCTGATGCTACATAATCTAATGCAATTACATCTGGCGAGAAAACACTCTGACGAAGTTTGTACACGCCGAATAATAATGTATCATCGAATGTACGCGGACTAATATCAAACTTAGAAATATTTTCTTGAACCTCACTAACACTACTCCCATCACCAAACTTACTAGCACTTAGCGTGAAGTTAAGTCTTGCACGCGGTACTTGTATGTAGCTGTTAGTATCAGAATTAGAACCTAAAGTATTAACATCAAGTATACCATCAAACGGCGTTGCAGGGTTATTATTATTGTTATCTGTAAGACCAACATAATACCCTTCAAACTTAGAATTAATAGTAGTTTGAGATTTGTTAAGGATAACCAGACCAGATTCACCAATCGTGTTGTAAGTAAACGGTGTATTCTTACTCGTTACTGATGGTGAAGTAGACCAATTAACATTGTTATTAAGAAGTTCTTGATACTGCTCAACACTCAATTCAATATGTGTTGGTGTTCCGAAGAAATATGTAGTAGCTGCCGAAAGATTACTGACTAAACCACCTGATACAGCAGGAATTAAGTTTGTTCCAGGGGTGTAAGAAATTGTAAATACAGTAGAACCTACATTTGCATAAGCGGGATAAACTGCAGGTGCGGTTACAACTGCCCCAGCTACTTGATTTGTTATTACCACATTAAATGCTGAAGTACTAGAATTATATGTACCTACTGCAGTAAGACCACCTGTTTGAGTATTGTTGATGGCACTTAGTGTGTATGTAAGCAGATTTTGCGGTGTCATCGAACTATCGATTACAATTGCAGCACTTAAGGCACCGGGCAATCCATGAAATACTGCAGGTTTACCATCGATCGAATAGCCGAAATCATAAACTGTTCCGCTTGCTAAACCGATACTGAAACCAGAACCTGAAAGGGTTTCAGCGAGAGATACATTAAACGGACTGTAATCACCAATAGTATTAGAAAGTGTTACGACTTGTTTTGTTGCAGATACTGCTGCTGTATCGCTTGCATTATTGTACGAAACAACGGGAAAAACTAATGCGCTATATTTCCATTGATCAAATCCTTCTCCAAGCTCTGTACCATAAGGAAGACGAGATACTAGAATTTGCGAAGGAGACTGAAAAGCCGCTTTTACACTATGATAGAAATATCTCTCCGCAGCATTAGTAGGTGTACCAAAAATTTGTTCAAATTCACTTATACTAGTAGGTTGAATAATTTCATCTATTGGACCTTGATTTGAAAAACCAGTAACAAGAATTTAAGTTCCCTGATCAGATACCGCTCTAAGCGATAAATCAACTTCACGTATTTCTACACCAGGACTTTGAATTGTTCTTGCCATATTATTACTTTAGGACCTCCAGAAAGTTGATTGTCATATCATTTTTATTTATTGTTCCCCAGCATACTTTTGTACAGACTGTGTAAAGTATTTACAGTAATTCCATAGTCCACTGAGAATAACCAAATTCAAAAGTTGATTGCATCTCATTAAGATCTCTATCATTATAAGTTATACCTTCCAGTCTAACTGGGAATGCTTTTAAATAATTAAACCTAGCAATTTTATTGTTATATTCGTCCAAACCGTATATGGTTACATCGGTCTGATATCTTCTAAGTCTTACTTCGTCACCAGGCTTATCAACATTATAATAGCTTCTTGTTTCATTATTAAGAATATCCAGCCATTTATATATTACAAAGTAATTGTTAAACAAATTATCTACAGTAAAATTAACAACCAGACAAGGACATTCAGGCCTGGCGTATGAAGTAATTTTTGTGGTTTGACCAGCATATGATAAAGAAACCGAAGGAACGACCAGTGCAGGTACTACAGCCCCATATACACTAAACTGTAATGAGTCAAAATTAACTTTACCATATTCTTTGCCAAGTTTATTAATATCATCTTTTAAAACTTCAGGAATTGTTAGTACGAGTAAAAATTTATCTTTGCGCTGCTTGTTAAAGGGGCTTTGTATTATAGGCGTTTGATTTACTGGAGTTGCCATAAAATTATTTATACGGATTTAAAGGTATGTATCCCATATTGGTCAGATCATTTAAATCTTGATTTAATGGTGTTTGATTCATTTCATCCATAGTCTTTGTATCAAAAATTGCGGGAAGGGTACCGGGGGTAGGGTCTTTTTCATTTAAATAACTACCCACAGGGCTAACTACTCTATTTAAATTGTACTCTAATTGCTTTATAATTTGTGGTCTGTTGTAGTCATCTAATTTTTCTATATCAAAATACTTTACACAAATTTCATTTTCTAATATAATAAGAGCCCATATTAATGCCATTACTCTATCATCCCAACTATCAGTCCCGGGCCTTGCTCCCCATGTATTGTTGGGAAACCTTACAAAGTTTTTCAGTTCTCTTAAAGTTCCTGCGTCTCTTATTCTTAAAACTTTTATCTCATTAGCCCAATATCTCATATTAGTAATACCCCTATATTTGGTATTAGTATGTGCTAAAATACCAAATCTCTTTTTTTCTACTATATGCGCTGCTTTTGCTCCCCAAGTTACTATATTTTCATAGCCGTGCGTAAATTTTAATTGCTCAACAACTTGAGCACCACAATTATTTCTCTCTATTAAAACGGGAGGATTGCCCCACTGAGCTAGTATTTCAAGTAATTTTGCTGTGAATTGATAAGGAATAATATTCTTATTATGATATATTGCTACTTGTTCAATATTAGAAAGATCTGTCATA